ACACCGAATTCGACGGCGATCGACATGGGGATGAAGTATCGGGGCCTCTATGCGAAGGACAACGCGCAGAAGGGTGAGATGAAGCTGTCGCTCGACTTCTCGAAGCTGACCGAGGACAGGTCGAACGCGCCCGACGAGGTGGAGCAGAAGATCATCGACCTGATGCCGTTCCCCACGTCGCCAACTATTGACGACTCACCAGCGCCGACAGGGATGAAGTACGGACTGAAGGAGCTGCTTGACGCACCCGAGGAGGACTAGCCGTGAACTACATGAGCGTATGCAGCGGCATAGAGGCGGCATCTGTCTCATGGGGGAGTCTGGGCTGGGATGCTGTAGCGTTCTCTGAGATAGATCCATTTTGCAAAGCTGTTTTGAACAAGAGATACGCCGGGGTTCCAAACTACGGAAGCATGTTGAAGTTCAAGAGGTGGCCTGATGCCTGTGTCGATCTCCTCGTTGGTGGAACGCCTTGCCAATCATTCAGCTCTGCCGGCCTCAGAAAGGGGCTGGATGATCCGCGTGGCAACCTCACGCTCGCCTATCTCGGAGTCGCTGCCCGTTACCACCCCAGATGGCTGCTCTATGAGAACGTCCCCGGAATTCTTTCAGTCCAGACCGGAGCATTCGCATCTTTGCTCGGGGGGATGGCTGAACTCGGGTCTGGGTGGGCCTACAGGGTTCTGGATGCTCAATTCTTCGGAGTCCCGCAGAAGCGCCGTAGAGTCTTCCTTGTCGGATATCAGGGAGACTTCCGCCGTGCTGCTGCGGTACTATTTGAGCAGCAAAGCATGCAAGGGGCTACTCCTGAGACGAACGGCAAGGGGACGAACGGTCAAAGAGTGCGTACTGAAGTCACTGGAAAGCGTTCCCGCGCAGCAGGAACTCCCGCGAACGTATGTGACTCAGACTATCGAGACCGGGGAGACGCTTCTGTAACGTGTCCTGTTTTTGCGCTTACTCACAATGATGACATGGGTGACGTCTCAGAGGGCATATCCCCCACGATGCGATCGGCGTCAGGCGGGGTGCCGTGTCTTGTATACGGAGACACTGTCAGGAGGATGACCCCCTTGGAGTGTGAGCGTCTTCAAGGGTTTCCTGGTGGCTACACGGATGTGGAATTCCATCACAAGTCATCTCCGTTTACTGACACATGTAGGTATGCAGCTATCGGCAACTCAATGGCGGTTCCCGTGATGAGATGGATCGGGGAACGGATTGACTACGTTGACAGGATTCCCTAATGGATGAGATCCTGCTGGAGTGGGTGATCGTAGGCCCCCTGGGGCGCAGCATCGCATCCTTCACGCGATATCGTGAGGCCGAGGTCTACGCGCACGCGCTGCATACCATCAGCCGGATCCCGTGTGATATCCAACGCCGATGTGACTTCCGACGATGGGAGCGCAAGTCGGTCATCGCATTGGGAGAGGTCGCCTCGGAGGCTGGGTGGTGAGCGAGCGATTCGTCGATCCCTTGGCGTTCGTCGAGCTGTGCTGGCCCGGCGTGACACTCTACGACAAGCAGAGGCAGATCCTCTACTCGGTCAGGGACAACGACGAGACGGTAGTACCCGCGGGCAATGCTCTCGGGAAAGACTTCGTCTCGGGGCTGGCTGTGCTATGGATGTTCCTGCGGTCGGTCAGGCAACACACTACGTGCCGCATCGTGACCACCAGCGCCAAGGACGAGCACCTGAGCGTGCTGTGGGGCGAGATCGGGCGCTTCATTCAGACGTCAAGGATTGCGCTGGCGACGACGGATGGGGGGCCGATTATCTGTAACCACCGCCTCCTGCGCCGGCTCGTCAACGGGATCGAGTGTCCTATCAGCTACGTCAAGGGCATGGTCGCGGGCCAGGACTCGATCGCGTCGATGGGAGGGCACCACGCATACCACACGATGTTCGTCAGCGATGAATCGTCGTCGGTGCCCGACCGTTACTACGAGCAGATCGTCCCGTGGGCCAAGCGCGTATTGTCGATTGGCAACACATGGGCCTGCGAGAACTTCTTCAAGTACGCCGTCAAGGGACGACCGGGGAGCGACGACAAGGGAGGCGACAGGCCGGACCCTAACAGGCCAAATCGGTTCTACAGAAAGGTAATCAAGATCCGAGGCATCGACTCCCCGAATGTGAGAGCAGCCCATGCCTACCTGGCGAAGTTCGGGGACACGGACCTGAATCGACGCGCCGTGCTGATGGAGATGAAGCCCCTCATCCCGGGCGTGCTGACGTATGAGGACTATCTCAAGCGCAGGTCTGAATGGCCCGCTGAGCGCCAGTGCGTGAGCCTCGACGCCGAGTGGTATGAGGGCGTCGAGAACCGGCTGTATCCTCCCGACTGGCTGGACAGGGCAGAGGAGGTCGCGGTAGGACTGAACCCACGCAGGCGCGCCAAGGCGATCGGGGTAGACCCCGGAGAGGGCGGGGATCCGACGTGTATGGTCGCGGTAGACGATACGGGCGTCATCGCGTTAGACTCCCGCAAGACGCCGGACACGAGCGAGGTCACACGCAACGTACTGGGATTCGCGCGTGAGCACGGGGTCGAGATGTGGAACGTGTGCTTCGACCGTGGAGGGGGCGGCAAGGAACACGCCGACAGGCTACGAGCGATGGGCCACATGGTGCGCACGGTAGCCTTCGGCGAGACGGCTACAGACGAGGCGACACGCTGGAAGAAGCTCAGGACGGTCAGGGACCGTAAGGACGACGTCGAGGAGCGCTTCGCATTCAAGAACCGCCGAGCCGAAATGTACTGGCTCGTGCGCGAGTTGCTTGACCCCAGCCTCAACGCACGGGGCTTCGGCATCCCGAGGGAGATGAGCGAGCTACGTCGGCAGCTGTCGGTGATGCCCCTGAAGTACGACGAGGAAGGGCGCATCTACCTGCCCCCGAAGAACAGGCGCAACGAGAATCAACGGGAGCCGGCGCTGTGCGACATCCTGGGGTGCTCGCCTGACGAAGCGGACGCGCTGGTGGTGGCGGTGTTCTGCATGATGGTCAAGAGCCAGAGGCCGGTGGCAGGGGCGATCTGAGGAGTATCGAGATGATCGAAGCTGCACGATCCTTCGGGCCGAGCAACGGCCACGGTCCTTCTCGCCCGGAGCTTGAGGAGCGCCGTCTGCAGGTGTTCCAGACCGCCGTGACGCGCCTCGTCGAGAATGCGATCTATACGCGGCGGGAGATCATCCGCAAGTGGATGGATCCGCGCAGGGACATCGACGACGAGTGCGGCTACCCCAAGACGTCGGAGATGGACGCCTCGAAGTACCGTGAGCTGTGGGAACGAGAGCCTGTGGCAGCGAGGGTCATCGAGCTGATGCCCCGCGAGTGCTGGTGCGTCAGCCCCCTCGTCTACGAGGAGGAGGACTCGGAGACGGTGACGCCCTTCGAGGAGGCGTGGGACGAGCTGGGCAAGTCCCTGCGCTCGGGCACGAAGGGCTGGTACAAGCAGGAGAAGGGCAGCCCGGTATGGGAGTACCTGCGCCGCGCCGACGAGATGTCGGGTATCGGAAGCTACGGGGTGCTTCTGCTGGGGTTCGACGACCTCCTCGTCGATCAGTGGGAGAAGCCGGTCAAGAAGAAGAAGGGCCGGAAGCTCCTGTACGTGCGCCCGCTCGACGAGACGCTGGCCTCGGTCACGCAGTGGGAGACGGATACCACCAGCCCCCGGTTCGGATTGCCGAGCCAGTACTCGATCACGTTCGCGTCGCCTTACGATTCGTCTCAGGCATCGGGATTGGGCAGCCCCGAGAACGTCACGAAGACGGTTCACTGGACGCGGGTGATCCATATTGCCGACAACCTGGCGTCGTCGGAGTCGTTCGGTGTGCCTCGCTGCAGGCCGGTGCTGAACCCCCTGCTCGACATCCGCAAGGTGCGCGGATCGTCGGGCGAGATGTATTACAAGGGGGCGTTCCCCGGACTGAGCGCCGAGACGCACCCCCAGCTGGGTGGCGACGTCAGCATCGACATCGACAAGCTCAAGGACGCGCAGGAGCAATTCTGGAACGGCCTGCAGAGGACGATGGCCTCGACTGGCATGCATATGAACATGCTGGCCCCCACGGTCGTCGATCCCACGCCACAGATCGAAGTGCAGATCGACAGCATCTGCATCAAGCTGTCATGCCCCAAGCGTATCTTCGTCGGGAGTGAGCGTGGGGAGCTGGCCTCGTCGCAGGACGAACGCGCATGGAAGGGGCGCGTGACCGACAGGCAGAACGGCTATCTCACGCCTCGGGTGATCGTGCCCTTCGTCGATCGTCTGATCGAGGTGGGCGTGCTCCCCGAACCCTCGGATGGCTACTGCGTCGAATGGCCCAACATCTACTCCCTCTCCGATACGGAGAAGGCTGCGGTGGGCCTCCAGCGCACGCAGGCGATCACGACCTACGCCGAGCACGCCGGAGACAGCGTGGTCGAGCCGATGGACTTCTTCACTCGCCTGCTGGGCTACTCGGAAGAGGAAGCCCAGGCGATGGTCGATACCAAGGCCGAGACCGCTGACGAGGAGGATCGCAGCGACTCGCCTCTTCTTGGTCTTGTCGGCGGGATGACCGGCGCGATCGCCATGTTCACGGCCGCGAAGGATCTGGCCATCAGCGAGGAGCAGCTGAAGCAACTCCTGATGCTGTTCTTCAAGCTCACCGAGGAGCAGGCCGACAACATCATCGCCGACGGACTGCCCGAGCCTCCTGAGCCTCCGGCCGCGCCTGCGCTGCCCATGAAGGTCGGTGAGGGCCAGGCGCTGATTCACCCCGAGACGGGGGCGACGATCGGCAAGGGACCGCCCAAGACGTTTCCGCCGAAGGCGCCGGTGAAGAACCGTCGGGTGCTGGAAACGAACTTCGCT